AAAATATATGGGTTCGATAACACAAGTTGTTTATCCAAAGTTGAAAAAAACTTACTGAATGTCAGGATGAAAAAGGATAAACTGAAATTGAGGAATCGTATCCTCGAGTTCGTGTATAAAGCTGGTATTGGTTCTTGGAAAGATTTTTTTAAGTACAAAATTAATGCCTTCTTCAGCTATGTGATGGGACAAGAAGTTCCACCGGCTCCCACTGGTCTAGATCTGTATATAGATTTGATCAAACCTTCTTTTTTAGTATATGGGAGGGGGAAGAGATTCATAAGAAATTTGAATCTCTTGAAGTTAGAGTCTTTTGCGCAAAGCATTGCTCAGTCCAAGAAAGCTGCACCAGCTGTCTCAGAAGACATGGTCGCAGAGGCAGAGTTGAAATGTTGGAAACATTTAACTACTGCTCGTGAGGACATACCTGATTTTGTTATTGATGACGGAATCTTTGAGCACCCCATTAACAGGAATACCGCCTGTTATCAACTTAGACGGACCATGCGGGAAGTCTTTGGTGGAATGAAACCGGATTGGAATGAACTTGCCAAACCGTTTGTACCTTCCACTAGCTCTCAATATAACAACTCTCGAAAGGAGTTGGGGGCAGTTGGTGCCTTTCTACAGAATGAAACGATTGCGGAAGCTTTCGCTAATTCTGACTTGGACGTAGAAAAAACCGTGGGACCTGTGGTCCTAGACGGAGAACTCTCTGAAATGTATGGAAAGGCTGGTAGGGAAGATCAGGAAAGAATTGATTGGGATTTTGAGAACATCTCGACCAAGGAAACTCTTGGTGTTCACTACAATGGTGAAAAACTTTGTGAACTCTGGAAGGATAAGATTTATCCAACTCTGATAGATGAAGCTCTTGAGGAGGAACCGAAGACGGTAATAATAGGTCTTCCCGAACCTTTTAAGGTTCGCTGCATAACAGCAGGTCCTCCCTTAACTTATTCGGCACTCAAACCTATACAAAAGTATTTGTGGGGTGTTCTTAAAGAAGAGTCCGTTTTCCAACTTATAGGAACTCCTGTTACGGAGGGAATTGTAGCTGGACAATTGGGTCGTTTAGGTTTTGATGAAGATTTTATCTCTGGTGATTATAAAGCCAGTACTGATAATCTTCATTCATGGGTCTCTGAATGTCTTTTGGACGAGTTGATCAACATATGGTATGAGAACACTGAAAAGGATGATCCTTTTTATGAACATATTTGTAGTTATCGTGAACTTATGTTGAGAGCACTAACCGGACATTTAATCCTTGATCCTAGGTTTAATATACCTTATAGGAAAGGGGAATCTATTCCAGAGGAGGCATTTTTACCTCAGAAAGAAGGACAGTTGATGGGAAGTATAATATCTTTTCCCTTTCTGTGCCTTGCCAACGCTGCCTTGTGCAGGTGGGCGCTAGAAATTAATGATAGTGCCTGCTATAAAGTTGTTGATCGTTATATTGAAGGTTATGTAACCGCTAGATTATTGATCAATGGGGATGACTGTGTTTTCCCTGGCAAGCTTGGAATTTTTGACTGCTGGAAGAAAGTTACTGCCTTTGGCGGTTTGGAATCTTCAGTGGGAAAAACATTCTGCAGTAAGAGATTTATGACTATTAATTCTTGTCAATATAGTTATTCTGAATCAAATTCTTCATGGGAAGACAATTCGGGTTGTATCAGTGATTATACCTATGAGACTATCCAATATGTAAATATGGGATTAGTATATTGTCAGAAGAAAGATGGAACACGAGGGAAACCCTTCTATAGAATGGGGGCCGTTCATCGTGATTTGGAAAAAACTTGTCCGCCTGAGCTATTTGAAGCTGCGACTGCGGTTTTCCTGAAAGAAGGGAAACGGGTCAAATACCGTCCTGTGACCAATCGAGATGGAGTTACGCTCCACAATAACGATGGTTCGCCTCAGATGGTGGAACAGAAGTTCCATAGTTTGAAGGAAGCGAAGGTACCCTTTTATCTCCCCGAATGGTTGGGGGGTGTTGGTCTCGTACCAGACACCAAAATCCTTAAAGACAAAGGATTTAAGATAGGTTTAAAGGGAGCTTTGAAAATTAGGCAAAACATGGCACAATCTTGGGCTCCAAAGTCACTCAATGAAATAGATGAGTGGAGATTTCAACAGTTATATCGAGAATCTATGAAAGATTTCGAATTCCTGGAAGGTCAGAATTTCCGTGAGGTTATTTTTGATGGAAATCGGAGAAATTTGGCCAAAGAGGAAGATAAACTCTATGGTCTCCAAATTGTTGCTTTACTTTTAACGACACCCGTCAATGAACTTCGGGTAGCTCTAGATCGTAAGCAAAATGACATACAACTTCTTAAGGCAGCTCTCCACAATCAAAGACTGTGGTTGAAGCTCTTTCTCGAGAGAGATCGTGACATAACGGGAAACAAAGTTTCCGCTGATTTATGGTCAGACCTTAAAAATGAGAAGAAAGATTTTCATTTGTCGTGTTTCGATGTGAGGGAAGCGAAACTTGCATCATTTCCAGTTAATGTTAACTGGGTTCCAACTAGGGCGGTGCCCGAAGGCTTTAGTCAAGCTTAGTGGAACAAAGGCCGTGCTGGCCTCTTCAAGGTGTCCTGTTTAGGACGGTGGATCGTTGGTTGAACTAACTGTTAGGGTTAAACCTTACTGGTAAAATAATTCCAGTTAACCTATTCTCATTGGGATGAGATAAGGTTGTCCCTTAAGAAACAATTAGATTTGTTTGTGTCGAAGATCTCGAGTTTTGTGCTAATATCATTAGCCCAAGATTATGACAGTCCGGTTGATTCCGGTTGCGATGTAAATAAAAGGAAAGTTTCTGCTTAAAGCAGTTCACTAAACCAGTAGTCAATTGAATCCACCCAACAAGATCGTTGGAGTAGTAACAGTATGAAATGTACGCTGTTATGTAAATATAGCACTATCTATGAC